CCGGTTGAGGCCCATGCCGGCGTTACCGAGTGCTGGCCGCGTCCTCTCTATCCCGGACTCTCCTGCCTTGCCCCAACCGGAAGCGCCCCATTGCCAAGGACCACGGCCAGAACACCAACCCGAGCCTATCCACGAGCACGCGCCCCACACCCACCAGCCTGCAACTTGCGCGTCGTAGTGCTCAGGGTTGCCGTCGATGTCGGCGATGCGCGCTGCGCCTTCGGTCAGCAACCACCAATGGCGCGAGTGCAAGTCAGCCTCGTTGACAGGCCAGTCCGCATGAGCGGCAACGGCCTCAGGATCGCGTTGCACCGCGCGCCAGAAGTTCGCGACAAAATGGTCCTTGTCGTTTATAGTTTCTGTCTTGCCAACTGTCGGACGCGCCAGCAAAACGGCGCCGGAACCGAAGAACGGCTCGACGTAGTTGACCGCATGGCCGAACCGCTTCCAAACAACATCGGCAATTGCAGACTTGCCACCAAACCACGGGAACGGAGCGCGAAGCTCAGTGCCGTTGTGAGCCGCCCGCATGGCGTCGATAGCGACTGCGTAAGACTTGGAAGCGTTGTCTGTAGCGTGGCCGGTCATTGGTTCATGCTCACGTTGGGATTACGGTGCGGTCACCTGACCGGTGTGCAAATAGCGGCAGTCTTGATGCCTCAAGCGCTTCCTCTGCGCGCTCGTTCAGCCACAGAACTTCTGTTCGCTTCCTAGCGCCATCTGCTAATGCCGTTGTCTCAACGCGGTGCCATCCCGAAAAAAGACCGTCGTAAAGTTCGCAAGGATAGCCGGAGACGACCACCATTCCCTGCAAGCGCGACAATGCATCAGCAAAGTCGCAATGGTCGTCGTCGGTCATCTCGAATGCGTATCCGTGCCGCAGCGTGCGCGTCGAGTGCGGGTAAGGCGGGTCGCAATAGTGCAGTGTGTCAGGTCCATCATGGCGCTCCATGACCAGCGCGGCGTCCTGGTTCTCTATGACCACGCCAGTAAGGCGCTCAACGTATGCAGGAACCACCGCAGGCCAGTTCGCCCAATCGTGCGCCGGCGTTGTGTGGCTGCGGTTGCTGTTGGAGCGAAACCCGGTTGAGCTATCGGCGCGCGTGCTCTCGGATCCGTGCCCCATGAATGACCTGATGATGGTAAGGCGGGCGCGTTCGATGATGTCACCCTCTGCCTCGTGGGCGTCCTCGTCCGCCGCTTCAAACTCGTCTCGCGAGAACGGCGTTAGCTCCAGCCGCCGGCGTAGTTCCGCCGCTTGGACCGGATCGCGAAGCACGGCGAACACATCAACCACGCGCCGCCAGCGGTCGTTGTAGACCTCGGAATAAGCACGCGGCTTTCGCAGCAACACGGATCCGGCCCCTCCAAACGGCTCGACGTAGACACGGTGCGGCGGGAAAAATGATATGATCCAAGGGGCAAGGCGCCATTTCCCGCCGTGGTAACGCAGAGCCGGCCGCGTCAACGGTCGGGTGACTTTCTCGACCACTCCGGGACCGCAACAAGAGTTTGAAACAGTCTTCACGCGCAGTCCCTCGCTTCCGTGATGGTGACGGGCGGCGTCTTGAAGCGGGCTGTGAGCTTCGCCGCGAACGCGCGAGCCTCGCTCTCCGTATCGAACTCGGCATCCTGCTTCTGCGTCGAGAAATCGCGCCACCTGACGCGCCAGACCTTCTCCCGCACTTTGCGGCAATCGACCGTGAAATAGCGGACGAAGGCGTGATCCTTGGACAACGTGATCGTCTTCATCAGATGCCCCTCCCGACATACTCATAGGTGCCGTGGCGGGCGTTGAAGCGAAGCTGATTGATGCCGGGAACGCCCATCACCTGCTGATGCCGCGACTTGCACGTCTTCAGGTAAACGACATCGCGGTCCACCGGATGCCGCGCGATGACGAGGCCGTGGTCTGCCTTGGCGTTCCAGGCCATGCCGCCGGCAACGTCGTTGAGGTCGGCTTCGTCGATGGTCTTGTCCGTCGATGCGGACTTCGGATGCGCAACGAGGATGATCGCCAGCGTGTACTTGCGGCTCGCGGCTTTCAGCAGCTTCAACATGCGGCTGATGTAGAGCGTTTCGGTGAACTGCTTTGACCAGTCGTGCTCGATCTCGTTCCACGGGTCGATGATGACCCAGCGGCAGCCGTGGCGCTGGCCAGCTTCCTTGATGCGGTCGAGAACCCAGCGCATCGTGCGCGGGCTGGCGTCAACGTCGTCGTCGTTCTCCGGGCGCGGCGTGTAGATCATGCGCCGCAGCCACGAATGCGGATCGCACGGAAGCCCGCGCCGCCAGCAATCGGCGTAGGCGTAGAGCGTTTCTTGCAGGCGGTTCGCCCCATCCTCGAACTGGATGATGGCGCCCTTCCAGCCATGCACGCGGGCGAGGTTTGCGCCAAGCGCCCATGCGAACTGCGACTTGCCGGCGTTCGGCATGCCGGTCATGATGACGAGTTCCGGCGGCACGATCATTAGGTTGTGGTCGAGGCCGCTCCATCCCGTCGAGTGCGGGGTTGAGAGCGGATTCGGAACGAGATCGGTGATCGGGACGAGTTCGTTGGGAACGAGCGGGCGAGCGGTCGCCAACAGGTCGCCGACACCTTCGACGCCGTACTTCACGAGCACGTCGTTCGTGTCCTTGCAGCCGTCCGGGTAGGAGACCAGCCAGCAGCGATCACGCCCGAGCCGGATCGCCAGCTCTTCCGCGAGAATGCGTCCGGGTTTGTCGCCATCGGTGGCGAGCATGATCTTTTTCACCCCTTGCAGTTCCGGGATGAGGTGCTGCCCATCCCAGAGATACGAAAACGCATCGTCGGCGCTCGGGTCGATGTCCCCTTCACCGGGGCGGCCTGGCGCTCCATTCGGAACGGAGACGACGTGGTGTGCCCCCGCCGCCATCCACGCCAAGGCGTCGAACTCCCCTTCCGTGATGATGACCATTCCCGGCGTCCCCTCGCGCAATGCGTCGAGGTTCCACAGCATCAGCTTCTCGCCGGACGGCTCGATCCAGAACCGCTTCTGAGCCCCGCGCCACTTCACGAAGCGCACATGATCCCGGTCCCGGAACTCGAACCCTATCGCCCCCTGCCGGCTCACGACGCCCGCTGCCGCCGCGATCTCCGGCGGTATGCCCCGGCGCTCTTCCAGCAACTCGGCCTGCGTTTGATCGAGCGTGTGGCGCATGGTGTTCCTTCGTCGATTTGAAAGCCTTCCAGCCGCAGTGAATGCAAAAGGCGCTGACGCCTTCCGCCTCGATCCACACAGCGAGGCATGGTTTTTTCCGGTTGTGCCGCTTGCGCTGTTCGGAGCACTGCGGGCACGTCGTCCGGTGCTTTCCTAGGGCGTGCGACTTGAGCGTCACGCCAAGGTCCGCGAGCGCTTCGTCAGTGCGCATGGGCCACGTCCTTCCAGGGCGTTTCGCCATGCAGCAGCACGTTTTTGTTGGTCTCAGCACCTTCCTGCCGATGGGCTGCCCAGAACTCTTCGGCCTGCCGGGATTCTTCCGCGAACGAGATTTTGCGCGAGCGCTTAGCGACGCCATCCGAGCCCGACTTGCGCGCAGCTGCCGCCTTGGCGATGGCTCCTGCGAAATAGTTCCAGCTCGAAATACTTCCGGCCGGCTTAGCCCCCGCGATCCGCTCGATTGTCGGGATCACGTCGAGATCGAGATCGGCACCGGCCTGCAGGCAGCCGACGATGGGCGACGGGTCGTGGATCGAAATTGCCGTAGACCGCATCGCGACTCCGCCGGCACGGGCCAGCTTGGCGTTCAGCGCAGCGAAATCAATTTCACCAACAACAGCACTCGCGCGCGGAGCCTCTTGCTCCAAGGGTTGTTGTTTCTTCTCTTCCTCTTCTTTCTTCTTTCTAAGATGGTGCTGTTTTTGTGCCTCTGTTTCGTTGTTTTCGTTCGTCTTTTGGCGATTTTCGCGCTTGGTTCGCTCCCGGTTCAGCGCTGTCTCAGAGTTGGTTCGAGCTTGAACCGCGCGTGAGTCGAGTTCACGAGACACCCGCTCATTCCCGATTTTCCCGTCTTCAATTCGTATCTTTTGAGCGTTCAGAAGCGCATCACGGATCGCCGCCCATTTGCGGGTCGAGACATGCAACGCGTGCGAAATCCATTTCGCATCGTCTGGGATCGCCCCGCCGTGCATGTAGAGAAGGTCGATGATGTCGCCATAAGCCCCGCGCTCTTCCAAAGACAACTCGCGGGTGGCCTCGTAGTAGTCGCGCGGATTGCGCTTGTACCAAGCGTCCTTCATGGCGACACCTCGCCATCGCGAGGCTTCTGGCTGGCCTCTGAGAACATGAGAGACCAGATTTCGTCGCCGTTTTCGGCTGTCTCACGAGACTTGAGAAGTGCGACATTCACACCGCCAAGCCGGCCAACGAAGTAGATTGTCCCCTTCGCCGATGTCTTGCGGTAAAGCTTTGCTGCCGTAAAAGATGGCCCGTACTGGCTCATGCCACGCCCCCGTCGAGTTCGTTGGCGATGGCGGCGAGATTGCGGGACGCTTGGCGAATGATCGCGGCTTGCGTCGTCGGCTTTTTGCCGTAGAGCATGGGAGCCGTTATCCCCAATGCAATCGGGGAAATGCGCGTCAGCAAAAGCGGCTTTGGCGCAACGGTCTTGATTTCTTCACAAGTTGTCGGCATAGTGAACCTCGTTACAGATGTTTCCGCCTCTCCTGAAACCCGCTGGGTCCGCCCCTGGCGGGTTTCTTCGTTTTTGAGCCGTGTCGGGGTTAGGTGGTTCGGCCGTGGCCCGGCGGGTAGTGTCGGGTCTGCGTTGCCGGGATGATGTGCGGCGGCATGGCGTCCGGCTCGTGGGCGATGACGTGGCGGGCGATCTCCAGGCGCTCGCGGTGGCGGCGGGCGAGGAATTCGCGGGCTGTCTCGACGTGGAAGCGCTTAGGCATGCTCAAGCTCCTTGGTGGGCTCGAAAACGCGCACAGAAACGGCTGGCGTCTGGTAACAGCGGCGGGCATGAGCCTCGCAGTAGGAAAGGCCCGGAACCGTCTTGCAGCCGCAGAACATGGGTCCGCTGGCCTTCGGATCACCGGGGATAAATTTACACATGCCGTCTTCGAGATCGGCGAAGCTCACGCGGGCGATGTCCGTCTCTGACGGCGGCGGAAGGGGTTCAGCGCTTGCAGCGAACACGGGCCGGGCGCCGCTGCTGATCTCGCGCTTGCGCTGCCGGAATGCCTCTGCGGCGTGACCGCGTGGTGCATCGATGTTGCGCTGGCGGGCCTGCGGAGTGCGCCATGCGTGCGGCTTGCGAACAACCGTCACGCGACCATGACCCGATAGCCCGAGCCGATGCAGTTTGCCGATCACAGCATTGCGTGTGGTGTCGCCCATGCGTGCGGAAATCTGCGCCGCGCTGAGTCCTTCGCGCCAAAGCTTTTCCAGCGTCTCGACGTTCTCAGGCGACCACCAGAAATCAGACATTCGCGCACCTTTGGAAAAGTCCCCGGCCTGGGGAGACCGGGGGAGTTGCTCTGGAGATTGCTACGCGGTCACAGCAGGACAGCAGGCGTGTCGCCCGAAAGGGTCGTCCACATGCGCTAGATCAGACACCCGCGCATGCGGCACCTGCCGCCCGGCTCTGACCGGGCGCTACGCAAAGTACTACTGACGCTGTACTGGGGACGCTGAAACAGCTTTGAAGGGCGGGCCCGGCGCTACTCGGGCTGAGGCAATTAGAGGAATGGATACCCCGTCGTGTTTAACCGGGATCGGCTAGCTCCCGGAGCTCCTACGGCTAGGCCATCACCGCGTGTGTCTGCTTTCCACACCGCCACCCATCAAAGCTGTCTCACGCACTTGAAACGCTGGTGATCGTCGCAGCGGGAGAGTCCCCGTTTCCCAAGCCCCCATTTCCCACCTACGGGCGGGGTATCTCTCCGCCTGCGGGCTCGGACTGCGACGAAACTCAACTCACGCGGCCGGGCGCGACTCGGCCCGGCGCTTACTGCCCAAAGGGCGGTAGTCAACCATGAACGCGCGGATACGCTCAATCTGTGAGGCACGCAGGTCGCGGCCCTTGCGAAGCTCATGCACAAGGTGCCCGTCATTGACCGACATCTTGCCGAACGTCGTATCCGATATGCCGTATCGAGCGTTGAACCGCTCGATGTCGGAGAGGAGTTGGGTCGTCAGCTTGCTCATAGAGGGGAGGATAAGTGGGACTTCGCCCATGTGTCAAGCCGTCCCGTGTGGATGAAAATAGTTTCGCGTGTTATCAACAGGATACGCATTGACTGTGGGAAAGTGCCCACTTTTGTGTTGACGCATGGGCCGCGCCCCATTTAATCTCCTGACATCACCGAGGCGCTGACGCGGCGCCCCCAGACGCCAAGGACGCTCCCGTCCCTGCACCGTCGGACGCCTCGGTGAGACAGATTTCAGAAGGAGGCGGACTGTGGCGGACCAGACCAAGCAGATCATCGAGATCAACGGCGTGAAGCTCGAAGTCGATATGCGCTACGCGCGCCGCATCGAGCACATCCGAGTTGGCGACCGGGTGAAGGTGCTCGGCAAGGACTACAGCGAGCACAAGGTTTACCCCGGCGTCGTCATCGGCTTCGAGCCGTTCGAGAAGCTACCCACCATCGTCGTCGCCTACGTCGAGTCCACTTGGAACTCTACCGAGATCAAGTTCCTGCACTTCAACAGCCAGACCAAGGACCGCGAGATCGTCGTTTCGGCTGATCCCGACTTTGAGTTGGACCGCGAGAAGATCGTGGCTGCCTTCGAGCGCCAGAGGGCGGCGAAGCTTCGCGAGGTCGAAGAGTTGGAAGAGCGCATCCGCTACTTCCAGACGAACTTCAAAGCCTACTGGCAGCGCTTCGAGGCTCCGGCCGCAGCAAGCGAATGAGGCACGCCACCCCGACCACGCTCGGGGCTCGGCAGTGGGGGCCTGTCACTGGAGGGCTCAGTGACAGGTGAAGGGACCGGCGGGGGGCTAACAACCCTCGCCGGAGTCCCGCAGCACAACAGAGGCGGACCATGGAACACCCCTTTTCATTCACCTACGAACACCCGTTGCAGGTCGATGGCGTGACGCTCTACTGCGATGTCGATGTGATCGCCGCCATTGGCGCTGATAGCCGCCAGCCGGACGGGTGGGATGTTGATGCGCTGTACCTCGTCACCGATGAGCGCAGCACCCTGGAGCGCATGACGGGCACCGGGACAGCCAAAGCTGAAACACGCAGTGAGATCCCCAAAGGCACGCCGCTCTTTGCGCAAGCCATGGCGGAGTTTGCCGACAAGCACGCGGAAACGGTTCATGCCGAGTGGCTACGCGAGCGTAGGGCTGCCTGATGGTTTTCCGTCTGTGCCTGTCGCGTCGTCCGGTTCGCGTGCGTGATGCCAAAGACCCGATAGACCAAATGATCCTGCGACTTCGCAGGGCGAACGACAAGATTAAAAGCCGCAACGCTGCGATCAAGAGGCTCAAGGCCAAGGTCGAGTTGTTCGCGGCGATGCTGGCGGATTTGGAAGATGGGCAACCTCGTAGACCTGACGCAACGGCGGCGGTGGAAGTCTCCCGCAACAGAGCCGGAGAAGGTGAGAGAGCCGCCCGCGAAGATCGCGACGGACGGAGAGCAGCGCGACGACTTGGACAGCGAAGCGATCCTTGCGGAGATGATGCGCCTCGCCTGGACGCTGCGAAGCAGGCACGGACCTAGCGAAGAGTTGGACGCCCGGATGTTGGAGGCGGTGTTGTGCAAGTGAGTGATCGCCAAGCGTTGGCTGTGTTCTGCGTTGGTCTCATCAGTGGCATTTCGTGGAGTGCAGCGATGTGGAGTTCTAGCGACGTGGCTTTTGAGTTCGCGCTTGTCTTTGCGGCGATGCTCGTAGGCTTAGGCGTCATTGCGAAGGCGGGCGAATACTGGATCAAGCGCGAAGACCGGCGGCGGGAACGATGGGCGGACGAGGACGAGGCGAAGCAGCGGCTGCAATCACGGCTTTTGCACTGACGAGTTTGTTTCTGGTGGCGGCAATCATAGCGGCGGGGATGCGGTGACATGAGTGAAGCAACAGCAATTCAGAAGGTCGATACGGCGCAGGCTCCGGCCGTGGCAAGCGACGACGGCGCGGTGATCCTCTCCATCATCGACCGCATGGTGAACGCGCCGGACATTCCCGTCGAAAAGATCGAGCGCATGTTGGACATGCACGAACGCATGCAGCGCGAAGCGTCGCGGCGAGCTTACCATGCCGCGCTTGCTGAGATGCAGTCGGAAATGCCGACTGTTGTTGCGCTCGGCAAGATCACGGGCGACGACAAGAATACTCCCGGCGCGAAGGTTCTGCGCTCCAAATATGCCAAGTGGGAGGACGTGAACGAGGCCATTCGCCCGGTGCTGTGCAAGCACGGGTTTGCCCTATCGTTCCGCATTACGCAACCGCAGCCGGATCGCGTCTCTGTGACCGCCGTTCTCAGCCATCGCGGCGGGCACTCGGAAGAAACGTCTCTGCATCTTCCGAACGACCCGAGCGGAGGCAAGAACAACGTCCAGGCGTGGGGATCGTCAGTCTCATACGGGAAGCGATACACGGCTTTCGCGATGCTCAACATCGCTGCACGCGGCGAGGATGACGATGGGAAAAGCGCGGACGCGCCACCCCCCGCCACCGAAGACAAGCGCGCCGAAATGGCCGCTCTGATCCGCGAAGTCAACGGCGACGCCGCGTGGTTCTGCGAGCGCTATTCCGTCGAGACGTTGGACGACCTCACCGGCAAGCAAGTCGAGGGCGTGATTGCCGCGCTCAAGAAGCGGGTCGCGCTCAAGAAGCAGCAGGAGGCCAAGTCGTGATCGCACAAGGCTCGGCAGAATGGCATGCGCTTCGCGTCGGGAAGGCGACGGCCTCCCGCATCGCCGACATCATGCGCAAGGGCAAGGGCGGAACCGTGAGCATGTCTCGCGCCCGCTACATGGGGGAGTTGATCGCTGAGCGCCTGACCGGCGTCCCGGCTGATAGCTTCAAGTCGGCCGACATGCAGTGGGGCAACGATACAGAAGCTCAGGCCCGCGAATTCTACGAGCTTTGCACCGGCTACGATCTGGCGGCTATCGACTTCGTCGACCATCCGGTGATTGCGATGAGCGGCGCGAGCCCTGACCGCCTTGTCCGCAACGACGGGCTGCTGGAGATCAAATGCCCGGCGACACACACGCACATCGAGACGCTGTTGGGCGCGAAGATCGACCCGGATTACATCACGCAGATGCAATGGCAGATGGCCTGCACGAACCGCGCGTGGTGCGATTTCGTCAGCTTCGATCCGCGCTTGCCGGAAGACCTCCGCATCTCGATCACGCGCGTTGATCGCGACAACGAGCGAATCGGCGAACTTGAAGCGGCGGTTCGGGTGTTCCTGTCAGAGGTCGACGCCAAGCTCGCGGCGCTCGACGGGCTGAGGAAGGCGGCATGACCGACTGCCCGTTCAACTTCCGCTCCTACTGCGGCGTTACCTGGAAAGCACGCCAGTACGCCATGGCCGGATGGGACGCTGAGGAAATTTCGAAGATGCTCGGCATGCACATTCTCGCCTGCCAGCGGATCGTCAACGAGTGCCTGAAGCACAAGGCAGAGTTTCAAGCGGCTGTGAAGGCGGGGGAGTGAGATGGACGACGTGAAGGGATGCCCAGCACCACTCTACACAAAAAGTGCGGAGCCGGAGGTTATTGGCAACGTCATGCGCGTCGATTTCGGAAGTGACGACGGAGACCTTGGCCCAGGTGTGTTTGTCACCATCCGCGTTCCTGACGAACCGCGCTGGCGGGCTGGAACCGTGCTTATCCAATACGTGGAAGTGAGCAAATGACCAACGCGCAACGCGCCATTGGCGCCAGTGGCGAGAGCGACAGGGGAAAAACCATTATCCTCGTTGGTCCCCGCCAACGCGAATTCGCCCATGAGTGCATTCGCCAAGCGCCCCTCGGCTACGTGGTGACGGTGAAGCCGCCGACCCGCTCCAAAATACAGAACGACAAGATGTGGGCGATGCTGTCGGACGTTGCGGACGCTAAGCCGGAAGGCCGCAACTGGACGCCTGAGACGTGGAAGGCAGCGTTCATGCACGTCCTCGGCCATCAGGTGCGGTTCTGCGAAGGCTTGGACGGCTCCGGCCCGTTCCCACTCGGGTTTCATTCGTCGCGTCTCAACAAGCAGCAGATGGCCGACCTGATAACGACCATCATCGAATACGGCGATAGGCACGGCGTCAAGTGGACGGTGCCGCCTATGGAGATGAGCGCATGACCCGGAAGGCCATCGACGAACTCGACGCGATCCTATCTCAACTCCGCGCCGACTCGATGACGTGCCTTCGGATCAGCAGCGCGGCTCTGGGATTGGAGGCCGTGGCGTGAAGACCGTTCGCGCGGAGTTCAGCAAGGCGACCAAGCTCGCCGCTTTCGAGCGCGCGAACGGTCACTGCGAGACGTGCCGCCAGAAGATCATCACGCGCGCCGAGTACGACCACCGCATTCCGTGCGGGCTTGGCGGCGACAACAGCCTGGAGAATTGCGTCTGCGTCTGCGTCAAATGCCACCGGGTTAAAACAAGCACGAAGGATGTTCCGGCGATCAGCAAGGCGGTGCGGTTGAAAGAGAAGCAGGCCGGGGCACGCACGAAGCGCGGCGGGTTCTCGAAGACGTGGCGCAAAAAGATGTCCGGCGAAGTCGTCAGGAGGGGAGAATGACCAAGCAGAAACCCGGCTGGGTGCGCGGGATCATCTCTCGCGCCGATACCGACGAAGCGCCGACAAGCGCAACCGTCACAGTGCAATCGCTCGTCGATGCCGTGAAGACGGCACAGCGCGATCTCGAAGCGTCCTACGCACGGGCGCACGAAGATCTAGCGACACTCAACCGGGCCAAGCAGACGCTGTGCGATTTCCTCAAGGCTGCGGACTTGGACATCCACTGCGAGCCCGAGCCGATGACGATGCGGACTCTTGTGCAGATAGACGAGGCGGGAACATGACGACATCGCAACGACCTGTACCGCATTCATGGCGGCACAGAGTACGAAGGCGTCATACGCCTCTCAGACTTCAGGAAGGCCCGCTCCGCCATCAATCCTAAAGGTGAGGCATGAGCGAGACGAAATTCACGCCGGGGCCGTGGCGTGTCGTCGAGTCTGATGGCGAGAAGTGGGTTCGCGATGTCGGCGGGCTCATTGCGAAAGGCTCGAAGCCATCGCGATGGGATGGACAGGATACGCGATATGCAGAGGAGCTTGTGCAGTACGAAGCGAACCACGCCCTGATCGCAGCCGCTCCAGACCTGTACGAGGCGCTTGCCGGACTTCTCGAAGAACTCCGCTTCGGCGAAGCCATCAGTGGGTCTGAGGCTGTCGGAAAGGCCGAGGAAGCCATCTCCAAGGCCAAGGGAGAGACGACGTGAGCGACATCGTGGAACGGCTGCGGAATGGGCGAACGATCGGTAGCAACTCCACTTGGCTTGTTACGCCGACGCACCTTGAAGCGGCCGACGAAATCGAACGCCTCCGCAAGCGCCTCGCTGTAGAGGCATGGCAGCCGCCGTGTGATCCTGCGGCAGTAGTGAGAGACCTCAGAGCGCTTGCAGAGCAAATTGACTCCGCCATCCGCGCACGAGGCAAGGCCAATTCAAACTAGCGTTCTGGAATGGTGAGAAATTCAACCGACCGTTTTGCAGGGGAATGAGATGGCTACGACGCAGCAGATGATGAATGCGCTGTTCGCCACGCTGAACGACGGCAGGCCGATGCACGAAATAATGCGCGCCAACGAGCGCGAGGCGGGCTTCATCGTTGTTCTGCCGGGAGATGTCCCGTGGCTGTCGGTTGCGGACTGGCATCCGACTATAACCGTGTCTCGCAACGGCAATGACGTGCGACTTGTCGCCATCCTCGCGAACAACCCAGGCAATGGCGCACTCCGGCGCACGGTGCAAGGCATCATCAACGCTGGCCTTGTACCGGTCGTGATCGAGCCGACGCATGAAATGCGCGCCACCATGCAGCGGTGGAAGTGGAAGCGTCGCATCGTTGGTCACGGGTTTTTCGACCGCGAAGAGCAGTGGCGTCCGCGCAAGAATTGGAAGCCCACTGCACCACGGTCAGTTGACCGCACCGATACCCAGAACGGTAGCTTGAACCATGACTGAACCCCTCGCCCTCCGTCCTCAAGCGGCAGCAGACAAACCCCACCGCGTTCAGCGCTTGCGCACGAAGGGCTGGAGGCTGCCTACGAATACGGTGTGCGTCACGCGGCCGAGCCGCTGGGGCAATCCGTGGGTCATCGGTCAAAGCAGGTGCTTGGGTGCAGGCTTGGACTTTCACTGCGAAGAGGTGGTCGACGCTGCCACAGCAGTCAGATTTTTCCGCGAGATGCTGAGCGAACGCGTCAGGAATTACCCTCCGAATGAAAACATCGTAGCAATTTTGCGTGGCAAGAATCTGGCCTGCTACTGCCCCTTGGATCAACCCTGCCACGCCGACGTGCTGCTAGAGATCGCCAACGCGGAGCCGGAGAAATGACCGAACCCATGGCCCTCCGACCGGCAGAGGCGGCGCACATGCTGAGCGTGGATAGAACGACTCTCTACAAGTGGGAGCGTGAGAAGAGACTGCGCATGGTGAGGGTGGGAGGCGCGACGCTTGTGCCGATGTCGGAGATCAAGAGGATTCTTGCGGGCGTGATGCTCGTGAAGGGGGAGGCGTGATCGCCGCTCTGTTCGTCCAGAAGAACGGCTGCTACTTCGGACTTCATCATGTCGATCCGTGGGACGAGGCGCGGGATGCCAGGCTGTACGCAGGACCGTGGCCTGTCGTGGCACATCCGCCTTGCGAGCGGTGGGGCCGCTACGCTACGGGCGGACCATCGGCGCGCGTGAGGCGGACTAAAGGCGATGACAAGGGTTGCTTCGCTTCGGCGTTGGCCTCTGTGCGCCGATGGGGTGGCGTACTTGAGCACCCTGAGGCGAGCTCGGCATGGGCCGCTCACGATCTCATCGAGCCTCCGCGATCTGGAGGCTGGGTTGTCGCCGACTGGCAAGGCGGCTGGACGTGCTGCGTCGAGCAGGGCGCGTATGGACACAGAGCTCGCAAAGCAACCTGGCTTTATGCCTGCCACGTCGATCTTCCATCGCTCGGATGGGGAAAGGCCAAGGGGGACTTCCTTCGTCTCGACGAAGGCTTCCACAGTGCAGAGGCGCGGCGTCGCGCGATCAAGACGGGTGTTTGCCAGCGTCTCAGCAAGCGCCAGCGCGCGGCCACTCCGCACGCGTTCCGGGACATCCTGATCGGAATCGCCATGAGTGCCACTACGACGACGCCGGGTGGGGCTTTGGGCATGGTGGCGCAATCTGACGAAATTGAAAACGCAGCAGAGTCAACGGCTTAATTGAATATCGTGGTGGAGAGGGCTTCCGCTCTAGGTGTGTGCGTCGCCGTTGATCGGTGTTGATCCTGCGAAGGATTGGCTAGACGTTTCAACGGTTTGCTGTTTACGGTTGTTGATGGCTGTTGCCGCAGTTAGCCTCCGCCCGATGGGGCATCGGGTGGGGTGGCTATGGCGGGCATCAACAAGCTGTCGGCGCTGGCGCTTGAGTTTACCATCCTGACAGCCTGCCGCACGGGCGAGGTGATCGGGATGCAGCGCCGGGAGGTCGATTTCGCGGCCGGCGTATGGACGGTGCCTGCGGTGCGCATGAAGGGCAAGGTGGACCACCGCGTCCCGCTCGTGGCCAGAGCCGTCGAGATCATCAAGCGGACGGAGATGCTGTCAGAGCGCTACGTGTTCCCAGGCCAGCGCTCGCCTAAAAAACACCTCTCCAACATGGCCATGCTGAAGCTTCTCAGGGACCACGGGCTGAGCTGCACCGTGCATGGATTTCGCAGCGCGTTCCGGGATTGGGCCGGCGACGAAACGAGCTTCCCGCGGGAGGTCATTGAGGCGGCGCTGGCGCACACGATAGGCAACGCCGTGGAAGCCGCCTATCGCAGATCGGATGCCCTGGAAAAGCGCCGCCGCCTCCTAGAGGCCTGGTCTAGCTACTGCCTACGGGGGTCTAGGGTGGTCAGCTTGAGGGCTTAGCTAAAGTAACCTTTAACGGGGTTCGGCGCTGTTAAAGGTTAGGGCATCCCAACGCCGTGCCTTTCGGCAATCTCCCGTAGCGTATCGGCGACCACCTGCGGGTCAACGATGCTGCCGCCGGGGACAGAGCGCTGCATATCGCGGATGCAGGACTCAATCTCGGCGATGCGCTTGTGCGAGGCCTCAACCTCTCGCTGGAGACCAGCATGACTCAGCATTCCGGGTAGTGGGCCCACTACCGCATTCCGACGTGCATTCTCGGCTCCCTACTTCTTTGCTATCTGCCGCTTTAGCGGCGCTCTCAGGATGCGCCAACCCATCTGTCGCAGGTGGTCGCAGATGGCATGAGCCAACTTCCGCTCTCTTGGCCCCACGCACCCAGGATCGTCGATGCGCTGGAATGCGAGCAGCCGAGCTATCGTTTCTTCCGGGCCATCCATGCTCGGCTCCTCAGTCTGTGATCTCTGTTGCAGCTTTACGCGCGGTGTCGATGTCGGCATCGCGCGGGTGTCGGTAGTTCAGCAGCCAGTCAGGCCAAGCGCCGCGACCACGCTTCACGACCGTTGCGCCCGCCGGACTATTCGGGAACTCGCGGTCGAACTCTTCCAGCAGATCGGCCATGCGCCGCTGCCAGTCGTCTGGCATCTCGTGCATGAGCACGCGCGGCAGCGTCAGGAACGCGGCGCGCGATAAACCGAACCAACCCCACAGCCGATCATGGCCGCTTTCGTCGGGACAGAACTTCGACACGCGGGCCTCCTCATGCGTTTGCAGTGTTGACAACATTTTCGTCGGCGTCCATGGCGGCAAGATCGGCATCAGAGACATTTTCCCAATACCTAATCTCGTCCAGGATGTCGGTGGGCAGCTTGCAATCCCATTCGTCGTGCTCGTAGCTGCACCGCGCCCAATGCACGAGCGTCCCCTTGAGCACGCCGGGCTCGATCCAGTCGCCACGAACGAAGCGCGCTTCCAAGTCAGCAGGAGCGTTAAGCGCCTCGCTGCCATCGGCAGGCGTGAACCATTCGCGCTGGTAGCCGTGATCCTTGACGAGAATTTCGACGGCTTCCTTGCAGCGTTTCTTTAGCGCTCGCAGGTCCACGGCTCGCTGCTCCCTATGTGTGGGGCTTCATTTCACCGAGGCCGAGCACGACGTACCCAGCCTCGATGCCGAACTGTCCTCCCGTGAGGACGTAGGTGATTGTTCGGCTGATCTCCATCGACTTGCCGTGCTTGTCTTTGCAATACCCCTTATCGGGGTCGTACTTCACGAGGGTAACGACGTCGCCTTTCTGAAACCCGCGATCATCGCGACGAACCTCAAACGTCTTTTCGCCGCGAGCGACAGCATCCCAATAGTTGGGCAGCGTCTTCAATTCGTGCTCGCCATACGGCATTGCGCACCGCTCCCTATCCCCTGAACCTCGGATGCGTAACCGCCGCCTCGATCATGTTGACGGCGATCTCGCGGTTGATGAATTGCGACCGGCCGATTTCGACGAACGCCTCTATCCCGCTCGGGATGTGCGTCACCTTAACGCCGCTCGGCCCGGTGCCGACATGCTGCCCGCCGCGATCCGTGCGCGGGGGCCAATGCTCGACTTTCAAATCCTCCGGCTTCAGCAGCACGGCCATCGCTCCCCTTGTGTTAAGCCGCCGCGCCGAGAAACAGGCCGCAGCGGATGCAGTTGACGCTGTTGTCCGTCGCCGACTGCATCGGGACGTGCTCGCAAGCCTTCGGCCGATGCGTGCCAGGGTCATACTCACCATCGACCCACTCGCGGCAGAGTGCGACGTGGGCTGGCGGCATTACCCCGTTGAGCCGGACGACATCGCTTAACAGGGCGTGAGCCTTGTCGAGCGCGGCGCATGCCGCAGCTAGGATTTCGTCGCTCATCCGCGCCTCCCTACTTGCAGACGAACTT